GTTAAATGCTACGATTACTTTTTGACCTCTTGAACCTGTGAGCTTGTTCATTACTTTAGAAGTAATCATTGACTGTTGCTCCTCAGTAGGCACTCCGTTGTTAAAGTTAACTACTTTAGTTCCTGAGAATCCGTTTTGTACTTCGTTGATTAAGTAATCTGCTATTTCCTCCTCAAGTAGTGCATATGGAAGCGAACCTTGATAGTCAACATAACTATAATATTTCATCCCAACTGAATAAGGCTTTGAGAATAGTATCTCTACCTTGTCTTTTGAATATCCGAATGCTGGTATTCTTGTTGGCGGGTATTTTTTAATGTCTGTCCAATCGTCTGAATAGTAGTAAGCCTCTATTTCTCCGTCTTTGTTACATTTCTCTGCACGAATTAAGTTAACAGGCATATGAAACGCCTTTAAGATTCTTTCGTGTTTATCATCGTAGTGTACTTGGATAGCAAATTGACCTAACATCTTTCTATCTAATACCATTTTACGAATATCATCCTTGCTAAACAATGCCATCATTTGAGCGTACTCAGCAGGCTTTCTGTTAGCGTCTAAAGCAGATAGTCCTTTTCCGTAAACAAGTCTCGCTATGTTGTTTATAATAGCCGAATTTGTAGTTGAGTTCGTGTATCTGTCTATAAGGAAAGAATAGTAATTATTGTCTTCGCCATATTCAACCCAGTTATCACGTTTGGATTCTTGGATTTGTGGCGTTGTATAAGCACTTAGGCTTAATATATGTAAGTTATCACTCATAAACTATGTAAGTGTTTGTTGTGGGATTAGAAGTATATTGTCCGTTGTTTACGGAGAATGTTGCAATTGATTGATTTGTGCAGAATATTTTATCCTTATGGCAGATTGTTGTTCCGTTAGATAATAGTAACGTGTAAGTGTGGTCGTTCTTTAAGGCAAACGTTGCAGTAATCGTGTTTACATATCCACCTTGAGTTGAACTTGTAATTGCAACTGTCGTAGTTACATTTGTTTCCTCGTCAGTTATTGTCATCGTTGTGTAATTCTCAAAGCGAGGAATAAACGAAAAAGTTTGAGCTGAGGTAGAAGGCGTTAATACTATCATATATTATAAACTTAAATGTTACAATATTGTTGCAAATAAAAAAGGGGTAACCGAAGCCACCCCTTTAATTAAGCTATGAAAAAGAACTATGAAGTAACGATAGTTGTAGTCGCTCCAAATACTCCACCTGCACCAATTAAACCTGCTTCAGTAGTTGTATCTAATAAGTTAGCTAAGATTTTCTCTGTACCTACAAAAGTCAAAGTGTAACCTACTAAGTCACCCATTGCAGTACCATTTGACACGTTAGCAGTAGTCAATTCCATTCCGTGCTCTAAACCTGCAAGGAAGAATTGGTTGTTACGTGTTTTTACAATAATGTTAGGACGTCCGTAAGACAATAATTTAACTGTTTTGTGAGTAGCAGCATCTTGTTTTTTCAATACTACTGATAAAGTTTGCTCAACAAATGAAGTTCCGTTCTCACGTGATGTTGTGATAACTTGGTCAAATGTGTTTGTTCCTTTAAGTTGGTATTTGTACAATGATGTTACGTTAGCAATAGTATCGATTGTATCTGTTCCTGTTACATAAGCAACGTCTGTTGGAAAAGAGTAATCTCCGTAATTAATGAAGTAGATAGCATCTAATCCACCTACTACGTCTTTGCAGACTTCAAGTCTACCTGTTGTTATTTCGCACATATTTTGTTTTTTTAGAGTAAATAAAAAAGGGAAGGCACTTTACCTCCCCTTTCAATTATTGTCTGTTAATATTAGTTAGCAGAGTTTGTGATTCCGTAAGTAACTACGTCTGATGCAAATCCGTATTTAGCATCTGCAGTGAAACGCATAATTACACGAACATTTTGTGAACCATCCAAGTCACCCATATCTAAAACTTTCACTTCGTTTAAGTCATTCAACAATCCTGTAGCGAAGTACAAGTTAGATTTTTGAGCAAGTAAAGCTGTGTTAGAAGCTAATCCGTTAGCTAAGAAGATACGAACTCCGTCAAAGTACAAGTCATTCAATGTTTGGTTTGTTCCTTTGTTGTCGTAACCGTTAGCACCTACTCCTGATGCAGCAAATCCACCCAAAGCACGTACATAAGCACGGTAAATGTTATTTGATACATAGATGTGTAAATCTTCTTTTCCGTAGATAGAAGCAGGAGCAGCATCAACGATTTTACCTAACTCAGCAATAACGTTAGAAGCAGTAACTGTAGTACCTGCAACTTCTTGACCTGATGGTAAAGCAGCATCTGTAGTCAATTGTGTCATAATTCCTGCGAACTGACCTGCAGTTGCGTTAACTCCTGTCCAGATAGATGTTTCCATTGCAGCAGCAACTTTCTCGATTGCGTGTGCTAATAAGAAGTCTGTAAAGTTTTTCGGCATTACTTCAAATGCTGAATAACCCATAGAAATTGCTTCCCAGTCAGAAACGAAATCTTTTTTACACAATTGTAAGTTAACTTGAAACTCCTCAGGTTGTAAAATTTTCTCAGTAAGTGTGATTGTAGATGTAGCGTCAAAATCACAAGTAGCGTTCTTGATGATATCGTCAGTAGCTACTCTTTTGATAACTTGTTTGAACTTTACGTTAGGAACGATAGTGATTCCACCTTTGTCCAATGTTGGTGCAGACAATAAAGCTGCAGCGATGTACTTACCTGCAAATTCTCCAGCGTAAGTAGTAGTAATTGATGTTGTAGTTGCCATTTTTTATAAATGTTTGTTAGTTAATATTATTTGTTTAATTTTTCAAAGATTGAATCGATAGTTGAACGTTGTCTGTTTTTCTCAAAACGGAAAGGCTCTACTACATTCGTGTTTTCAGGATTAAAACTGATTGGTTTAGGCTCTTCTGAAAGTTCGGTTACTTCTTCTGTAACTTCGTCAACTTTAGAAAGCATTTCCAATTTCGCTTTCAATTCAATGTTTTCGTTTTTAAGTGCTTCGATTTCTGAGAAGAATGTTTCTTTAACTACTGATTCAATAGTTTTCTTTGCAGTCGGTGCAGGTGCTGCTTCTGCTTCAACTTCTACTTCTACTTCAGGAGCTTCTGCTTCAGGAGCAACTTCCTCAACTACTGCTTCTTTAATCTCAGCAATAATTCCTTCTACTGCAACTACTAGCATCATTCCGTTCTCTAATTCGTATTCACCAATTGGTAATGGAATCATTTGCTCGTCAGGAGTAACAATAAATACTTCGTTATCCATTTCAAATGCGTCTGCTTCTAGGATTGTAGTCCCATCTATCAACATCATTTGCTCTAATTTCACTTCCATTCCTAAAAGTGCTTTGATTTTGTTAATTGTGCTATTTTTCATTTCTCGTTTATTTAATGGTGTTTAATAAAGCCAAAGCATCGTCAATAGTTCCTTGAGCATCTTCACCTAACATAAATAATTCACTTAACAATTTATCAGGCTCTGTTCCTTGTAATGGCGTTCCTAATTCTTTAGATAATTTATCAAGTTGACCTTTAAACTTAGCTGCGTTTGTCAATACTTTTTTACCATAATCTTTATTCAATTTTAAAGCAGCAATATCATCTTTAATAGATGCAACTGCTTTAGAAATCTTGTCTTTAGATTTCGCATATTTACCTGCAGCATCTTTTGCTTGTTTAACTGCAATAGACAATTCACCCATTAATGCTAAGTCTACTTTGTGACTTGCTAACTCTGTAGCCTTTCTCTCAATTTCAGCTACTTTCTTAAATACTTCGTTTAATCCCATTTTTGTCTTTTTTATATAAACTTGTTAATACTTACTTTGTTGCATTTTTATCCGTTCTGACGCACTGTAGTTCTTACTCCTGCATTCTCAGTTATCGTAACTGAATCAATGCCTTGTACGACTCCTATGCCCTGTGCTTGTAAACTTCCATCGCAACATTTAGTTGAGTATGTTCCGTTTTCACATAAACATCCTCTACGTCCTCCTTTGGGACTAGAGTAACTTGGTGTTTTAGTTTTGCTCATCTTCTATAATTATTTGTTTGATTTTTTCTATTAATAAATCTTCCTCAGACATTTGAGACATTTCTAACTTGTCAGCAAAGTAACCTTCGATTGAAAATCCTTTTACTTTGCCTTCTTTGACATCGTTCCAAACCTCATCGTTGTTGACCTTCATTGAAATCATCCAAGTTCCTTTTGGCAAATCAAAGCCATAAAATCGGGATTTATCCGATTTACTATCGTCAATTATCCAACTTTCTACTACTGACATTCCTTTTAACTTCTTGTCGTGTTCGTAGGTTGCGTTGTTTTGATTTGCGTTCATTAAGAATAACTCTGATGCTTGACGAACCGTATGCTCTGAAAAGTATATGTAATATTCCTCTTTCGTCTTTTCGTTAACTCGGTAGATTTGTTTGTTAGGAACTAATGCTGCTCCCATAAGAATCTTTTTCTCCTCATCAATTTCTTTTAACTCAACTTCGTGTTTTGCTAGATAAATAAAGTTTTCCTCAATAGCAGGAGATTTTACCACAGAAACCGCGTCAATTCCGCTTAATGAATCCTTAGAGTCAATTACTAATTCTATAATTTTATACATATTTTATAAACTTAATTATTGTACTAATGTTGCATTTTCAATTCTGTTTCTGTCTAGTGATTGTCCCGATGTTACATCACTTGAAACAACATATGCCTTTGTTGGAGTTTGCTGAAGTTGTGCTAACTGATTGATTCCTGAGTTACCTACGACGTTAAAGTTTGGAGATATTATAGAACCACCACCTCCGCCACCTGAAGGAACGCTTCCGCCACCTCCTCCATCGTTTGGAACTTTAACCGCATTAATTGCTTTAATATTTTTAATACCTGCTGCGATTGCTAAACCTGCGTTTATTGGTGCTAATACAGGACCAACAATTGGAATACCAACTGTACTTGAATATGCCTTTTGTGCTGATAAGAACATTTGAATGGTTGCTTCTGCAATTGCTGCTGCTTTACCTGCTTTAGTTTGCTTACCGAATAGTTCGGATATTTGACCTAATGTGTTTGCAGTTGCAGTTAATGCGTCTTCTTGATTCTTCTTTTTGTCATCCGCAATTTTTTGTTCAGCATCTGATAATCTTTTGCGTACTTCACCAACTCCAACTAATCCTGCTTTTTCCTGTTCTTGAAATTCTTTAGTTTTAGATAAAGAACCTGCTCTTAATATAACAAGTTTTTCAGTTCCGTCAAATAAATCCTTCGCCTGTTTATCTTCTAAGTCTTGTAATTCTTTTTTCCTAGCTTTCTCTAAGTCAACAGTATCTTTATTGTACTTTTTAGCCAATGCAATTTCAGCATCATACTTTTCTGTTATGGCACGAACTTGTAACTCGTATTCGCTTTTAAATACATCAGTAGCTTCCTTTTGATTTTCTTTTATTGCATCTAATGCTTCTTTTTGTTTAGCCGCCGCTGCTTCGTTAATTGACTTGGCGTGGTCTGCTGCTGCTTTTGCTGCGTCGGTTTGTTCTTGTCTAACTTCAACTTGGTTTTGTTGAGCTACTAATTGTCTGTTCTTGTACGCTTCTCTTAAATCCGTGTACTCCTCTTTTAAGGCTTCTCTTGACTTGGTAACTAACTCACGTTGCTTTTCAATTATCTCATCACTAACACCTAAGTTTTTATAATTAGCTAACGTGTTTTTCTCCTTTTCGTAAGTGTTTCTAGCAGTTGCTAACGTAGCTTTCTCTAATGCTATTTCTTCATCTGCGTGTTTCAAAGCTAACTTGCGTATTGCATCGGCACTTGCACCTGATGCTTTAGCCATATTCAGCTCTTGAGTGTTTTTATTTTTTAGGGATTCACTTGCTTTGTTACTTGCTGCTATTTGTGCGTTTAGTGCATTCGTGTTTCTCTTGGTTGCTGCTGCCGCTTCGTCGTTTGCTTCAGCAGATTCTTGAAACATTGTGATTAACTTGTAACCGATTGCAATTAATGCTGCGATACCTGCCACAATAGCCATAACAGGATTGGCTGCCATTATTGCATTGTAGGCTAAAGTAACTCCGTTAACTATTTTTTGTACTACTGAGTTAGCTTTTAATACTGCACCTAATGACTTAAAACTATTAATGCTTTCACGGACACCTTGTATTCCTTGTTGAACAGCCATTGCTGCTTGAACCTTTAACAAAGATTCTTCTACTAATGCGGATTCAGCTCCAAAAGAACCCATTACTCCTTGAGCAATACTAAAACCTGATGTAATACCACCTAATGCACCACCGAGCTTTTGACCCATTGTAGTAGCAGCAGCATCAACTGCCATATCTGTTTTAATCTGAACTTTACGATAGTCCCCTACCGTCTTTAATAAGTCTTGGTATTCTTTGGTTGTAGTCTTTCCTGCGTTCGCTAATTCATACAATCTATCCTCAGCTTCACCCATACGAGTGGTAAGAGGTTGTAGGTCTCCGTATACTTCTTCAAATGACTTACTTACATCGTGTGTTGCTTTGGACAAGTTGTCCATTGCTTTAACGGCATCTTTAGTATTTACATCTATCTCAATTACTTTCTTTTCTGCCATCAGTTAGTTTTTTTACGTGCGTTTTTTCTTATCTCTTGTCTTGTCATTTTACGGAAGGAATGTGTCAATACATATTTACCTTTGGCTATGTCGATGTTCTCTGATACTCCGTAGAAATTATCTATTGTAAGCATTGCGATTATGTTCTTTATCATTTCTGTATAATGTTTATGGTTTGTATTTCTATATCTCCGTTTTTTAGTGTGTACTCTACTTCTAAAGGGTAGACATCTCCGTCTTTTCCTGCAGGTATCGTAACGTCAACAAATTGGCTTGTAGTCGTAGTGCTAGGAGAAACTGTTACTCCACTAACTGTACTTCCTATTTTAGTAGATTCAGCATCGTTAATCATATTGATTGCTACTGCAATAGTTCCGCCTCCAACACCAACATAAGGAACTTGAGTTAAGTTTAGTATTGGTCTAAAATCTAAAATCAACTGAAAGTTTACTTCGCCAGTAGTTAAGTTAGATTGCATTGAGTTAATGATGTAGCGTTTATCTCTGATCACTAATCTATCGTTTAAACGTAGGCCTGTAAGCAAACTAATTGGAAGAATAGTTTTTAAACTTACTAGGCGTTGTTTTAGGTTGTAAAGATTGTATAAGTAACTAAAGTAATAAGTACCAAATAAAGTTTGTTGCACTGGTACGTCCAACATTGTGCTAATATCAGGTGCGAAGTTTAACGTGTAATTTGTTAAGTTCGTTAATAAATCTTGACCGAATGGTGTGTAGTTAGTTATGTTAGTAGTTGACGTTCCATCGTTGAAATGAAAATCTACCGTCTTATTATCGTATTGATAAAGTAAAACAGGTTTAGGAACGTAAGGAGCAAACTCGTTGTTTAAAGAATACCCTACTTGTAAATCAGTTCCTGTGAATTTAGTCTGTAACAAATTCTCGAAAGGAACGTCCAAAGTAAACTCATCTCCATCGTAAGAATATTGGTAGGTTGTATCTCCGTACTCACGCATAAATAATTGACTAAACTGCTTGTTTAAGAATGATTCTGATGTTTGGTATTTCATCGTAATCTTTTTGTAGAGTTTCATTCTGTCAATGTCAATAGAATTTACGTCTGTGTATTTTGATATGTTAACTATTGCTCCTGCTGAATACCAATTGTCTAATGGTTCAAGGTTATACTCATTTTCACTTGTAGCGTAACACGTTAAATTAAACATCTTGCATATTCCACTAAAGAAGTCGCTAATCTTCATTACAGGTGACATCGAAGCTAAATCTGTGTTTAGAATAATAACCTGAGATGCGTTTGTACAAGTTGTAAACTCTGTAACGGCAGTAAAACCCGAAAGATATTGAACTGAATATTTAATTGTAGTTCCAAGCGTCATAGCAATATCACCACGAAGTTTAAACTGATATGTTACATCAAGTCCTGCCGTTTGGTTAAATGAATCTGCCGTATAAGTTCCTACTCCGCTTCCAATTAAAGTAGTAAATAAGTTTCCGTTTTGATAAACATCAATATAATAATCACTTCCTGTTGATGCTGATGTTACATTAAATTCAATTAAATGACTTAATACTCCTGATAATTCAATTACGTTTAACGTGTCTGAGGTAGTGTTAAATCTACCTGTTAAATCATAAAGTCCTGTTGGCGTTGTTACAGATACAAAGTCTACTAAATATGATTCAGACAATACCTGCATTTCATTCTTGTTTTTGTACCACAAGAAAAGTTTAGTAAATCTATCATCACTTAAAAAAGTTCCGTTAAATTGTACGGAGTATTTTTGTGATATGCGTTTAAATATCTCTGATACTCTAAGAGCAGGAAACAACTCGGTATAGTGAATGTGTCCTGCGGTTTTTTGAATGTCATTAGCAGAAGCCGTAGGTATCGTTAACCAACTTGGAGTAATTGTCGTAGGTGCTTGTCCTGTCCAAGTCCAAATCCTTTTTGAGCTTATCAATGGATATTTAACGTCATAAGTATTCGTAGAGTTTGTTACTCTGTTCTTAACTTCCGTTCCGTTATAAAGATGATTATTATCAGTGTAATCTAAATTAGAAAGTAAGTCCTCTCCAAAATAATCTAATAACGTTTTACCTTCTCCGTAAAATGATAGTGTGTAGCTTTCTGCTGCTCCGTTTTTTAGTTGTGCTTTGTCAATCTGAATCTTACCACGTCTAAAGAAAGTTAAGTCAATTTCTATAAATGCGTTTCTTCTTAGGTTATGGTCAATACTCGCATCTACATCACTCTGATAGAAGTGTTGTAAGATTGCATTGTTGTAAGGCGAAGCAGGAATAGTAAAACTCTGTGAAAAGTCCGTGTAAGTCTTTGATATGTCCGCTACGTTCTGTTGCGTTGATGTTACCTGAATCTGTTCATCGTTGAATAGTTCGAGTCTTTGTCCTTCGATGTATACTTGTACTTTTCTATTCATTACACTACTGAGTTAATTGTGTCGTATGCGTATTCAAAGTCTAGTTGGTAGTTAATCATATGCGTGTTGATGCTTTTGAATAACTCAGTTGATTTTGTATTTATCTTAACAGGTGATTTGTCTAGTAAGATTCTTTCGCTTAGCATTAGTTGTTTAATCACTTCTGAGTAGCTTTCGTTTACCCAATCAGTATTTACTTTAACTTGTTCTTTTCCGTTCGTGTTAAACACTTTTCTTTGACCTTCTAATACATCGTAAGAAGGATAGGTTGCAGGCATTAAATTGTATTCCGTGTTTTCAACGCTGATAGATTTGCTACTAGCTTTAAAGAACCACTCAGTTTGCCAAGCTCCGTATTTATTTACAAAGTCGCATCTTACAGGCGTGTATTTACATTCTCCTTTCGGTTGGAAAGTTGCAGTCCATACCGTAGTTCCTCCGTTGATGATTTCTACTTTGTTTCCTGCACTTAAATACGATGAGAATACTCTAGGATAGTCAAGCACGTTTAATGCTCCTAAAGACGAAGTATTGGTTGCACCCGTAACTAAGTTAGTATACTTGATTGTATCTCCTGAGATGTTTTCTATTGTTAAATGTCCATAGCTTCCAGTACCATCTAAATAATAATTGTAAGTTCCTTGATCTAAGTGAACTCTAAATAAGTTAGGATTTGCTCCGTCCGTATAATTTCCGTACCCTTCGTATGCTCTGTAAGTTAACGTAGAACCAAACTGAACAAAAGCACCTGTTGTTTTCTTGTATGTTTTGACACCTACCCAACACCATTGAGCTGATGGATTCGCAGCACTCGTTGTTGTGATGTTTTGTAAAGCATTGTGATTAATAAACTCACGAATGTAAGGTGATAAGTCGTAGTAAGTCGAAGGAGCAGTTGATGAAGGTATTTGCTTACTTAATGTATAAGCAGGAGAAGCAGGCATTGACGTACTGTTTCCGTTCCAAAGAAAGATTTGAATTTGCGTAGCAGTTTGTGATGCTTCGTTTATTGTTAGAATGTAAGGTGAACGTGCGAAAATTGCCATCTATTTTTGTGTTGGAAATGTTGTTGTGTTAAATAATTTTATTGCGTCTAATCCAAATGCTTCTACTAATTGCTCAGGCAAACGTTTATACGCTTTCTCAAATGGTTTAGTAAAGAACAAACTAGGTTTGATTCCGTTGAAGTAAACTGATCGTGCAATAGCAAAAGACAAAGACTTTCTGTTTTTAAACTTTCCTTTTTCTCTTGGTGCTAATCCTTTACGAACTACCCACTTGTCAAATGCTTTTGCTGGAGGCATTTTGTTCGTGTATTTGTAGTCCGTGTTGTACTTCTTTTTAATACCTGAAACTCCTTTGTCCTGATAGAATCCGTACTCCTCCATTGAGAAGTCCATCTCGAATGAATTAGGATTAGCTTTGACATTACCTTTAATAGAGTTATACAAACTCTTAGAGGAGTTCTTTCCACCCCTCGTAAGATTTGCTTTAGACTGACTAACTACATAGTCTCTAAACTTGTTTAACTCTATTTGTAACTCACTCTGCTTCATCCGTGTTTTCAGTAGGCTTCGCAGCTTCGTTTAAGATGTTTAAAATAGGAACTCCAAACTTCATTGGTAGTTCACTTAAGATTGCTTCTAATTGCTTTACTTGTTCTTCGTTTAATGTTAACATTTTTCGTGTTTTAGATTAATACCACTCCGATAGCATCAGCCACATATTGATTGACCACGTTGTTATCAGTCCCCCAAGTTACGAATTGTTCCTCAGTTAACGTATAGTTCCCTTGACTTAATTGCTTTCCGTCTTCGGTTAGTAATTGCCAATAAGTTGTGCAAGTTACCGCAGTCGTTTCAAAGTTCAATACAAGTACGCTTAATCGTGTTGCAGTACCTTCGTTTAGTGGATAGACGATTGGTTGTATCGCTACTCCTTGTGGTGTTGTTGTTTCCATATTATTTATTAAAGTGTTATCCAAGATGTGCCGTTATAAAAACACGGACGATTTAAATTTGAGTCAAATATTACCAATCCCGTTGCGGGTGAAGCAATGGCGTTCTTTTGTGTAGTTGTCATTCTTGGAGGAAGGAAGCCTTGTGTTGTGCTTTCGATTGTAAGTTTAGAAGATGCAATATTAGTTGTAGTACCTAATAACATACTGCCTCCTTTAGTTACTCTCAATCTTTCTCTCGCTGTTGTAACTCCATCAGATAAAATAAATAAATTATCTAAATTTAATTGATTCCATATTTGAACAACTCCATTAGTAAATGCCGCTCCTCCTCCATTTGATGTTGAGCCAAAATTTATAGCATAAGCATTTGAATAAAAATATGGGGAACTCGATAAAAAAGTAAAAAGAGGATTTGAACCTGCTGCCGCATTATCTATTCTAATTAATCCATTAGATAATGTAGTATTCCCACTCACCCTCGCAGTACCATTCACGTCAAGTTTATACCCTGCGTCTGTGGTGGTGTTGATGAGGACGTTGCCCGTTGAGGCGATAGTCATTTGAGACGTTGACGAGCCATTAGTGGCAAATTTAATACGCCCCGTTACATAATCATTTAATATGGAAATATCTCCCGATGTTACATTCAATAAATATCCATCACTTACACCAATAATTTTGTAAGGCGTATAAGATGACGATACCTTTCCAACCGCAAATAACGAAGATGAATTTGAATTTAATAGCAATTCACTTCCCGCCAAATTACCCGCATTAGTATTATTTATTATGATTCGTGTTGGTGCATTTTGATTTTTAGTTAATTCAAGTGTGTTAGTCGGACTACTCGTCCCAACCCCCAACCTTCCATTCGTATTATCCCAAAACAAGTTCGCACTCTCCTGAACTACATTCCCCGTTCCCTCGAATAACACTCGTCCAACAGTACCCGAAGTAATCGCAGTCGTTCCGATTGTGATACCGGATGGTATTGCGTTGATGATCTCCTGTCCGGTAATCTTGCGGCTACCCGTTCCACCTGCCAACGACAACTCAAGTAGGTCAGTGGACGCTAAGTTCCTGCCTAATGCTGTTAAGTCATTTATTTTTTTTCCTGCCATCTTAGTCTGTTATACGCTCATCACCATCGTCAGTCAATCTGTTCTCATCTGCATCCGTAATCCTCTCATTGGGGAATATAGGAGCGATAGAGTTGTCTCCTGCTACAGCAATTGTTATTGCTATCTGTATACCTGTCGTAATCATCTTACCAAAGGGCTACTATGTCTGATGCTCCTGTACCTGATGCAAATACCTTCAATACCTGAACGGGTAAGAACGTACCACCAAGAATATTTCTAAATATAACATCTTGTCCACCTCCTGTAGTAACTGTAAGGTCTCCTCCTGTACCTATGTACAACACACAAGACTCTTTTCTATTGTTATTAGTGTAGACAATATAGGAATCAGCTGTTGAGAATAAATTAGCATTTAAAAGCAATATAGTGCCGCTAACTTGTATTACTGTTGCTGTTGTTTGCGTGTCAACATTATATACAATATCCCCTGTCTGTACATTTAACGCTATGAAATCAACTGAATCATCCTCAAGCTCATTTAAAGCAGATTCTGCACTTGTACCTGAAACAACTATGTTAGGTTATGGAATGTTTGCACTGTCTGTTGGTATTATATTTAATGCAGTACTAACCTGCAGTTTTTGATAATT